CAACAACAACGCGAAGCAATCGACGGCTTATATGAACTCGTAAAAGAAGCACCAGCTAGTGAACGTAAAGATACAGCTATGGCGTACTGCGAAGGATGTATTGCTGCTTGCGACCTCGCGCTTAAGATATTAAATGGCAAGAAAGTAGAAGCTCCTAAGGTGGAAGAACCTGTAGTTGCAGAAACTCCAGCTGAAGCTACTCCAGCAGTAGAAGCTCAGCCTGCTGTAGAAGAAAAGCCAAAACGCAAACGTAAGAAAAAAGAAGAACCTGTAGTCGAAACTCCAGTAGTTGAGGAAACTCCTGAAGAAGATGATTTAGACGATTTGTTATAAGAGAAAGGATAGCGCCTTATGAAGGTCTTATTCAATCTACAAGTACAAAGGCTGTACGACCTGGTACGGCGCAATCAAGTATCACCTTTTAACCCTGCAAGTTATTACCATGTACCTTGCGAACACTCCTTCGCTAATCTTTGGCCAATGGGATCCAATGGGTTTGGGATAGTGCCTTGCCGGAAATCAGATGAGTTCTATTGCCCAAAATGCGGTGAACGAATCAACGCTAAAGGGTTTACTGCAGAAGTTGGGTATAGCGACACAGTTCCTCTCTCCCTAGACTTATCAATTATAGATAGGGGCGATAAACTGGACGTGCAATTTGAGTACGACACGGTTTACGCCGACGGCGATAATGGGATGATTTACAAAGGCTATAAATCTCATGTCATTGATGTGGTGCGGTTTGATTTCAAGCAAAGAAAAACCTTTATCATACTCAAGAAACGCTCCCGCAGCGACGTCGTCGAAGAAGCGACAGTCTCTCCGTCAGGCTTTAGCCATTCTCTTTTATCATTAGCTTGGTTCGTAGCCACTCCTGACTGCAGACTACATAACTACCGGGATGAGTTAAAATGTTTCGCTAAGGTGCTAAAAGAAGTGTTCTTCAAGAAGCTTTCAAAGGTAGTCGGTTATAAAGTCAAATCCATCAGACAAGGCGTGCAGGTATCTAACAATTATGGAGCCTTTGATAACCTACTTCACAACTTAGTATGGAAACTAAAAGCTCCGGATGCCCCGGCTATCAATGATAGTCTTAAACGAGACTATGATGACTTCTATAATCGGAAATTCCCTAACGAGACACTTGGTATGGGTAACGTATTAGAGTTAACGATAAAAGGTGATTCCTTTGTAAAGGCCTTAATCAAGGCTCTTAACTTACCCGATGCTCGATGGGTTCGTCGGTTACTCCACGATAGACCGTTCTTCTATGCGAAGATCATCAAAGTTATGGCTACGTTATTTAAGAACAAGGACTATCAAAAAGCTATGGTCGATGTCGTTAAAGATAACGCTGATAATACAAGTTATATTCAGTCTTGGCCGTTATGGCGTGATGACCGCGATTTATCGGTTATTCGTAAATTTGTTAATATCCTTAGTCATCAATACGGTGAGCGACAGGCGTTCTTATTTATTAGAAATGCGCCTTCCTATCACGATATCAGAGATACAGCTAGTATGTATTTTGAGTTATCGAGAAGTCGCCGTAAAGAGGTTTGGGATACTCGCATCCAGGTGCGCAACCTACATGACACAATCTCGAGGATGCAAAAGTTCGACAAAGTGGAAGACGAAATTGTTCAGCAGCGTAAAGCACATCGAGTGCTAGCTGATATGGTTAACGGTTACCGCTTCATGGCAATCGGTTCTACTCGCGGCATTATTGATATGGGTATTCAACTTAATAACTGTGTAAGCTCCTATATCAAAAAAGTAAAAGCTGAAACGTGTGCTATCGTAGGTGTCTATAAATGTAACGAGCCTGTAGCGTGTATCGAGGTTAATCCGAGGAATGATGCGGACGACTTCGTAGAGATACACCAGGCCAAACTTAAAAACAATCGTGGCGTATATGAAGACCACGATATCAATGGAGCTGTAACGCAGTGGGTAACCTCTCACGGATTATGCGTTCCGGCGTATGTACGAGATATCCAATTTGCGAAGGGAGGAGCGATGTAATATGGATACTAATATCATCATAGCTACGGGCAGAAGTCGCTCCGTCCGTAGCTGGAAGTCTCAGAAAATGACTTGGAGCGAATTGGTCTGTAAATTGGCCGAGCCAACTGTAACGAATGAAACGGCTGCTGAATACGCCAAGATGTCTAAGGCTGATCAAGGCCAAAAGAAAGACGTCGGTGGTTTTGTTGGTGGCTATATCCCTAAAAATGGTAGACGGATTAGAGGGGCTGTTAAAGAGAGATACTTAATTACTCTTGATGCGGATAACCCTAGCGAAGATTTCATCGTAGACCTAGATATGGAATTAGGTGGTATGGAATACGTACTATACAGTACGCACAGCCACACAGCTGACAATCCTCGCTACCGTGTGATTATTCCAGTCGATAGACCGATGACACCGGATGAGTACCAAGCAGTATCAAGACGGATTGCGGATAACATCGGCATTGAGTTCTTCGATCCATCCACGCACCAGGCTGAACGTCTTATGTATTGGCCAAGCCATCCTAAAGACGTCGAATACGTATATCAGCATAGCGAAGGCGCACTCGTTTCAGTAGATACCTATTTGAGTACCTACAGAGACTGGCGTGATACGAGCCTTTGGCCAACATCAGAGAAGGAATCACAAATTCGCCTTGATGCGGCTAAGAAGCAAGGTAACCCATTAGAGAAAAAGGGCCTTATCGGTGCTTTTTGTCGGAGCTACAGTATCACGGAAGCTATCCATAAGTTTCTCCCTGAAGTATATGAACCTACAGCTGTAGAAGACCGGTACACATATGTAGCCGGTAGCTCGGTAGGCGGCTTAGTTATTTACGATAACGATACTTTTGCTTACTCCAACCATGCAACTGACCCAATCAGCGGTAAGCTCGTCAATGCGTTTGACCTTGTCCGGATCCACTTATTCGGAGATAAGGACCCAGCAGATGAGACCAGCGTCACCAAACTTCCAAGCTACAAAGACATGATTGACTTTGTCAACGAAGACGGCGCAGCACCCATTCTGCTCGATAAGGAACGTATGGCGGATATGGAATTCGAGGATATCACAGACGATGACGAGGACTTTTTATCGAAGCTTAAGCGTGATAAAAACGGTACCCCTGAATCTGACGTTTATAACTGCCTTGTGGTCCTTAAACAGGACCCTACACTTAAAGGTAAAATTCGTCTTGATGAATTCGCACACCGCTTAGTCGTGATTGACGATTTACCATGGCGCGATAAGGACGAAACCCCTTACTGGACGGATACAGACGATGCATGCTTGCGGAATTACTTTGCTACAAAATACCTTATTAAGGGTAAAGGCATCATCGACGATGCGCTCCAGGAGGTAACGCAAGATAATAAGTTCCATCCTGTGCGTGAGTATTTAAAGGGGTTAACTTGGGATGGTGAATATAGACTAGATACTCTTTTCATCGATTATATCGGTGCAGAGGATACCGAATACATTCGAGCTGTTACCCGTAAATGGATGTGTGGCGCCGTAGCTCGCGTTATGGATCCAGGCGTTAAGTTTGATACGGCGATTGTGTTATACGGCTCTCAAGGTCTTGGTAAATCCTTAATCCTAGAACGCTTAGGCCGTAAATGGTTTAACAACTCACTCGTTGACATCAAGACCAAAGATGCCCTAGAACAAATTCAGGGCTCTTGGATAGTCGAACTTGCCGAACTTGCACCGACCTATAAGAACGATAATGAAATCGTTAAGGCTTTTATCAGCCGTACCTCTGACCGGTTCCGTTCTCCATATGGGAGACGCACCGAAGAGTACCCTCGCCAGTGTGTGTTCGCTGGTTCTACTAATAATCTTATGTTCTTAAAAGACCGCACCGGTAACCGCCGATTCTGGCCTATTACTGGAGATAAAGACAGGAAGACAAAGAACTCCTGGGACTTGTCAAAAGATGAGATTGACCAATTATGGGCAGAAGCGTTCGTGTATTGGTCTGAAGGCGAACCATTAGTACTTGAGGGCGCACTTGAAGAGGAAGCCCTTAGAATTCAATTATCACACACAGAAGGCGGTGAACTCGTAGGTCTTATTGAAGAGTACCTCGATATGCTACTACCTGAAGACTGGGAAGCAATGGATATCTACGATAGAAGAGATTATGTCGCTAATTATGGCGATGACGATCATTGTGGTTCAGTGCAGAGGGAACGAGTGTGTGCCCTTGAGATATGGTGTGAAGTGCTTGGTGGGGACAGGAAGAACCTGCAGAACGCAAAGGCTAGAGAGATTATTGACATCTTACAGTCAACGCCTGGATGGAACCCATACACAAAAGGGACAGGAAAGGCACGTTTTGGCAGGCTTTACGGCCCACAGAGAGCGTTTATAAAGGAAGGTACAGACCTCCTATCAATGTATAAACGAAATCATGGTAAGTAGGTGTGTCCAATTATTTGAGGTGTGTCCAATTATTTAATAGGTATGAATGTTCGTAAAAATAAATATTCAAGCCTATACATCGATAAATTTTGATATAGTGCAATAATTGGACACACTAAACACGCTTGGACACACTAATCGGACACGGCCAAAAAGCAGATAACTGCTAATCTAAATAGTAAAGTGTATCTAGTGTGTCCAATTATTTATATAAAAATAAAAAAATAAATATATGAATAATTGGGTGTATATATATAAGCGTAAAAAACGCAAATACGCGTATATATATATGTTGGAAAAAAATTGGGCACTTCGGACACACCCCCCCCCATAAATCCAGTATTGGCGCTGGTTCATAGGCGTGTCCGAGGGTGTGTCCAATTATTAAATGAGAACGAGGTGAGAACGTGGAAAAAGACATTGAGCGATGGTTAGGTAATCAACTCAAAAAAATGGGGTGCATATATATGAAATTCGTGTCACCTGGAAATGACGGTGTACCGGATCGGATTATTGTACTTCCCGGAGGCAGTGTTGTATTCGTCGAATTAAAAGATAAAAACGGTAAGCTAATGGCTAATCAACGGGTACAGATTTCACGATTACGAAAGCAAGGCGCTTTAGTGTTCGTCGTAACAGGGATGTCTGATGCCAAGTTATTTGTTGAAGATATGGAAAGGGCGATACATGGACTTTCATCCACACGAGTACCAAAGCATTGCAATACAACGAATCATTGACAATACCCATTACGGCTTGTTACTGGATATGGGGTTAGGCAAAACCATATCTACACTCATTGCGATTGACCGGCTTATGTATGATTACTTTGATATTAAAAAAGTACTACTCATTGCACCTAAGAAGGTAGCAGAATCTACATGGGCCCAAGAAACGCAAAAATGGAGTGCTACACGGCGTTTAACGGTGGCTAAGGTGTTAGGTTCCGAGAAAGAACGTATACACGCCTTAGAGAGTGAATCCGACGTTTATGTGATAAATCGTGAAAACGTGCAATGGTTATATGAGTACTATCATAAGAAAAAATCGTTCCCCTTTGACATGTTAGTTATCGATGAGAGTTCTTCGTTTAAGAATCCACAGGCTAAACGGTTTAAGGCAATTCGTAAACTCCGTCCTTTGTTTAAGCGTATCGTCATTTTAACAGGTACACCGGCACCGAATACGTTACTCGATATTTGGGCGCAAATGTATCTACTAGATGGCGGTGAACGATTAGGTAAGACGATTACCGAATATCGCAACAGGTATTTTACACCGGACAAAACAAACGGACACGTCGTGTATAGCTACCGATTACTGCCAGGTGGTGACAAGGCGATATTCAGTAAGATGCAAGATATCTGCATGAGTTTAAAAGCTAAGGACTATCTTACACTACCTGAACGTATCGAAAACGTTATCACAGTAGAGATGAACCCTAAAGAATGGGAACTCTATAAAGAGATGGAACGGGAGCACGTGCTTAGCTTAGCCAGTGATGACGACGTAAGTGCACTTAATGCGGCAGCACTCGCCGGTAAATTGTTACAACTGGCGAATGGATCCATTTATAACGATGATGGTGAAATCGTAGTTGTCCATAACGAGAAGATAGAACGCTTGAAAGAGTTGGTAGAGACGAACGAAGGAAAACCGATGTTAGTGTTCTATAACTTCAAACATGACCTTCAGTCAATCAAAGAGGCGTTCCCGAAAGCCGTTGAGCTTAAGACCGATGATGATGTAGCTGAGTGGAACAAGGGCAAGATTCAAATGTTACTGGCGCATCCCGCATCAGCAGGGTACGGCTTAAACCTTCAAGCCGGAGGCAATATCATCGTATGGTATGGGCTGACATGGAGTCTTGAACAATACCAACAAGCAAATGCGAGACTACACAGGCAAGGGCAAACACAGCCTGTGATTATCCACCACCTAGTAACAAAAGGCACGATGGACGAGCAGGTTATGAAAGCGTTAGAACGCAAAGAAGCGGGGCAAGATGCCCTCTTAGAAGCTATTAAATATCGTAAGGAATTGTATAAGGAGTAGAACTATGCAAAAGAAATGTAGACGATGCGGAGACACATTTACAGTAAGAACTCACGAGGAATATTGTCCTGAGTGTGAGAAAGTTATGACACCTCCTGGTGCAGGCGTGGGTAAAGAGTTAACCTGTGAGAGATGTGGCACAACCTTCATTCACAAAAAAGAAAAAGCGCAAGGTCGTTGGCCCAAATATTGTCCGGAGTGTCTACCTAAGAAGAAGGTACCTAAGAAGAAGGAAGTAGCGGTAGAACCGGTAGCCCAAACTATCGAGGAGCATGAAGTTAAGGCCATTAAAGAAGATGTTATCAATCATCCTTCACACTACACACGAGGTAAGATTGAGGTTATCGATTTTATCGAGGATCAACAGCTTCCGTATCATCTAGGTAATGTTATCAAGTACATCGCAAGAGCAGGGTATAAAGGGGATAAACTCGAAGACCTAAAAAAAGCGCGGTGGTACTTAGACCGATACATCAAAGGGGTAATGCAGCATGAGTGATTATAAAGAAAAGGCGACTGCGTATCTGCAAGATATCAAGCTGATTGCGATTCGTATTCAATCACTACGGCAAGATATTCGCAAACTGCAGTATGATATCATCACATTATCGGCGATTGATTATTCCAAAGACAGAGTATCAGGGGGCGGTACTCCAGTAGGTCTTGAAGGCGATGTGGCTAGACTTGTTGATACGGTAGATGCCAAAAAATGGGAGATAGCAAAGCTTATAGCCAAAAGGGAAGAAGCTAGAGCTTTAATTGAACAGATAGAATGTATACCAGGGCGTATTATATTAGCGCAAGAGTACATTAACGGGGCGTTCCCTAAGAAAGTACAAGCGATGATATTTTACGAAAAAAGCAGTTACTTCAATTTAAAAAATAAAGCATTGAACGAATTAGGAGAACTCCTTTCATAGTGGAGTACTTTGGAGTGTTTTGGAGTACTTTGGACTTAAATGAACCGACTTGACATAGTATAATGTAGTTGTGAAAGGTGTCATTAGTCATCTAACACGAATCCTCTCTTATACACAACTCGGCAAAAAGCACGGTGATGACGACCGTGCTTTTTGTTGTATGTAACATTGTAAATACAGGGGCCCTTATTTATGGTGTAGGCGATCGCGTAAGCTAAGGAGAGGGAATATGTAAAAATGAAATTTACTGCACAATGAAACCAGGGCGAGCCGAATATGTCCACATACATTTCAAAGCTTATACATTATGAGCTTGCCCTGTATCGTTGTACGCTGACATCTGATGACTAGAACTAGTAGTCCTCCAATAACTATATAGCCTAACAACAACCAACTAGTCATCGGATTTGAGCGTACAAAGTATAAAGGTGAAAGGTATGAGCACAGAAGTCAAATGCATTAAACGTAAATGCCTGAATAATAAGAACGGCGTTTGCACGGCGCAACTAATTGAATATGACGGTCTGTGTCAAACCTATATCACACACGACCAAGCACACAAAAGTAATTGTGGATTATGCACTCGTTCGCACGGCAGATTTAAGAGAAACAGCCGTGATGTATTAAGATAGCCAGGAGGTGAGATAGTGGCTGCATTACAAAACAAACGACACGAGAAATTTTGTCACGAGTACATCAAGGATATGAATGCGACGCAAGCTGCTATTCGAACTGGTTACTCTGAAAAAACAGCTAAGATGCAGGGTAGTCGCTTGATGACTAATGATGACATCAAGGCAAGGGTCAAAGAGCTCCGTGACGCCTACTTCAACGAAAACATCATGACGGCTCAGCAAGTCGAGTATGAGTTAACAAGAATTGCCCTGGGGCTCTCAAATGAAAAACACGTCGTTATCGAAGGTACGGGAGACGGATACTCCGGAGCTCGCATCATCGATAAACCGCCTGACGAGAAGTCGAGACTAAAAGCCTTAGAACTTATGGCTAAACGTCATAGAATACTCAGCGGTGATACAACTATCGATATTAAGCCTGTACTCATCGTAGGTGGTGACGACATTGCAGACTAATAGAGTGTACTTGCCTGATATCGTAGGCAAGGGGTACGGTGCTTTTTGGCGGTTTAAAGGCAGATATAAAGTAGTCAAGGGCAGTCGTGCCAGTAAGAAGTCTTCTACCCAGTCTCTAAAAGTCATTATGGAGATAATGGAGAACCCGTGTATAAACTGGCTAGTCGTTCGTAAGACAGAACGGACTTTGCGTGACAGTTGTTTCGCGCAACTCAAATGGGCTATGCGACAATTAAAGGTGGAGCGGTACTTCAAATGTTCCGTATCACCACTTGAGATAACGTATATTCCAACAGGACAGAAGATTCTATTTCGTGGTCTCGATGATCCTTTAAAGGTAACGTCCATTACTGTTGAAGTTGGCGCTTTGTGTAGGCTATGGATTGAAGAAGCTTACGAGATTATGAGTGAAGATGCCTTCAACAGACTGGATGAATCTATTCGTGGTCAGTTGCCCGAAGGAATGTATCACCAGGTGGTGCTTACGTTTAACCCGTGGTCAGATAGGCACTGGTTAAAGAAACGCTTCTTTGATGAACCCAGTGAAAATGTATTGGCCATGACTACGAATTACCTGTGTAACGAGTTCTTGAGTGAATCGGACTTAGTACTGTTCGAAGAAATGAAGAAGAACCCTAAGCGGTACCAAGTAGCCGGCCTAGGTAACTGGGGCGTTGTTGAAGGACTGGTTTACGAAAACTGGAAAGAACAAGAATTTAATGTCGATGCAATTAGAGGCCAAACCGGTATCAAGTCCGCGTTTGGCCTTGATTTTGGTTATACAGTAGACCCTACAGCGCTAGTGTGCATGCTTGTTGATATGGAGAATAAGAAAATCTACATATTCGATGAGCTGTACGAAACAGGGCTTACGAATCAACAATTAGCATCTCGTATCAAGGATATGGGGTATGCGAAAGAGAAGATTCGAGCCGATAGCGCCGAGCCTAAATCCATCGAGGAATTGTACCAGGAGGGGCTAAAAGGAATAACCAGGGCACGCAAAGGTAAAGACAGCATATTAAACGGTATTCAGCGGATACAGGACTACGAATTAATCGTTCACCCAAGATGCGTTAATGTGCTGCGTGAATTATCCACGTACCAATGGGCGAAGGATCGCTTTGAGAAATACACAGGGAAACCGGAAGACGAAAACAACCATGCTATGGATGCTATGCGGTATGGTTTGGAAGATATTAATGTAGAAAGGTGGTCGTTTGATTGATATTATCTCAGCTATGGGACCGCATCATAAAAGGTTCAGCGACTATGTCGGAACGAGAGTTCCTACAAGCACAGCTGCGTAATTTTCTAGGTAGCGAACAGCGTAAAACGATGTGTACTGCTATCGATTATTATGACGGTAAACATGACATTTTGAATAAACAACGCTACGTTGTAGGTGAAGGTAATACACGAATAGCCTTGCAGGGCGTTCCTAATAATCAGATTGTGGATAACCGATTTGATGACTTGGTAGACCAAAAGGTTAACTACTTATTGTCTAAGCCGTTGGATATCAATACCGATGACGACGAGCTTGATAAGATGTTTGGTATTCAGTTCCAGCGCTTATTGAAGTCTGTTGGCAAGTTTGCCACGATGGCGGGTAAGGCGTATATTCACCCTTACATCGGCATCGATGGCGCACTTAAGTTTAAAATGATGAAACCGCATCAGGTTTTACCATTTTGGGCAGATGAGGAACACACACAACTAGATGCGTTCCTTTACTTGTACGATATTGAGTACTACACCGGATTAGAAACTAAGACCATTCACAAAGTGGAATACTACACACCGAATGGTATTCAGTATTATGTATGGGATACGGAACGTTTACTTCCTGATCCGGATAAAGAAAATACTGCTAATTTTGCGATTGCCGATAAGCCGTATAACTGGGAACGTATTCCTCTCATTATGTTCCGTGCGAATGAATTTGAGCAACCGCTTATTGATAAGGTTAAGTCCTTACAAGATGCACTTAACCGATTACTATCTAACTTCCAAGATAATATGGAAGAAGATATCCGCAGCACAATTTTGATTTTACAGAACTATGACGGCGAAAATCTTGCTGAGTTCCGTCAAAATCTTGCTTCGTATGGCGCAATCAAGGTTCGTACGGTAGATGGTGTCAACGGTGATGTGAAAGCCTTAAAAATAGAGGTGAATAGCGACAATTACCAATTACTGATTAACATTTTGCGTAAAGCCATTATCGAGAATGGCCGAGGCTTTGATGCCAAGGACGATCGTATGGCTAACAATCCTAATCAGATGAACATCATGTCCATGTACTCTGATATTGATTTAGATGCCAATGAAATGGAGTTAGAATTCAAATCTAGCTTGCACGATTTGATGTGGTTTGTTAACACGTATCGTGGTTTAACTAATCAAGATACAGTCGAGGAAGTGGACTTCATCTTCAATCGTGACTTACCAATCAACGAAGGCGATACAATCAACAACTGCAAAAACTCCGTAGGTATCATCTCCAATGAAACCATTATCGCAAATCATCCGTGGACGACAGACGCTGCGGAAGAGCTCGCGAAAGTAAAAAAGGAACAGTCCGAAGTAACAGCAGATTTTGTTGTACCGAACGGCGGTGAGGCAGATGGCGAATGATTACTGGGAGAAAAGGTATGAGCGGTTACTCGATGAATCGTTTCAAAAAGCTAGTTTGACCGATGACGAAATCAAAGCTAATTATGCAAGGGCGTTACGCAGGATAGAAAAGGCTATCAACGATTGGTATCGCCGGTTTGCCACAGAAAACGGACTTCAACTAGCCGAAGCAAGGAAACTACTGAACGCATATGAGATGAAAGCCTTTAAAATGGATTTAGCTGAGTTTAAAGCAGAGGCTAAGAAACTCGGCGTATCTGAAGAACATCAACAAATGCTATCAAACGCATCCATTCGTGAGCGGTTAAGCCGTGAACAGATGCTGTATATCAATGTGGTTCACGAGCTCGAAATACTGGCTCAAAAGCAGAGTGTTTCGCTTAACGATTTACTGAAAGATGTGTATCAGTCCTCCGCGTATAAGTCAGCATACACAGTGCAGACGCAACGCGGAGAGTACTCACGCATTAATACGATTGATAGTAAACGTGTTGATAGCGTGGTTCACAGTCAATGGGCGAGTGATGGCAAGGACTTCAGTAGTAGGATTTGGGGCGATACAAGTAAGTTAGTCGCTAATTTACAGAATGATTTCACGCAAGCCCTTATTATCGGGCAAGGGGCGGACACGATGGCAGATAATCTGCATAAGCGGATGAAAACATCGTACAGCAACGCTAAGCGGTTAATCGAAACAGAGACGGCACGGGTTCACGAGCAGGGTTTTCTTGATAGCATGAAAGGCCTGGATGTCGAGGAGCTGGAAATACTGGCTACACTTGATAGTCATACTTCTTCTATCTGCAGGCATATGGATCGTAAACGTGTCCGAGTCGTCGACGCTAAACCAGGCGTTACCGTTCCGCCGTTCCATTGCTATTGCCGGTCTACTACAATTCCATATATTCCAGGGCTCGAGGGCACTCGAACAGGGAGAAATCAGAACGATAAAAGTACTGATTTCGACGGAGCGATTACCTACGAGGAATGGGAAAAAGAATATATCAATTAGCAGCGGAAACGCTGCTTTTTTATTGCCATTTTAGTATTGTTGGGCGAAAACTAACAAGACCGTAGCCGTGAGGTGTGGCTCACGAAAATAAAGCGAAATGGGTATTTTTTAAGGAGGTCACTATGACTAAGGAAGAATTGTTAGCACTAGGATTAACTGAGGAACAGACTGCTAAGGTCGTTGAAGACTATGGCAAGAATTATGTGTCTAAGGATCAATTCAATGCTAAGAATGAGGAACTCAAATCCGTAAAAGGGGAACTCACGACTCTTAACAGCGAGATTGATAACCTCAAAAAATCTAATGCAGATAATGCGGAGCTTGCGAAACAAATTGAAACGATGAAAGCTGATGCAGAAACTCGTAAAGCTGAATACGAGGGTAAAATCGCACAACTTGAAATCGACAATATTGTTAACGTAGCATTGTCCAACGCAAAAGCTAAAAACAACGTTGCGGTCCGTGCGCTATTGGATTTAACCGATGCAAAAGTGAAGGACGGCAAAATCAAAGGATTAGATGAACAACTTGCAGAAGTTGCCAAAGCTAATCCTTATTTATTTGGGGAAGCGTCTGCCCCTAAAGGTGTAGCGCCTGGTAATCCTGGCGGTAAAGCACCAAGCAGCGCAGTAACTAAAGAAGACTTCGCTAAAATGACATACTCTCAACGTGCGGAGTTATTCGCAAACGACATTGATCTTTACCATTCATTAACAGGAGGAAACGCTAATGAATAAACAATTCTCTTTTAATTTACAAACATTCGCAGCAGGTCCTACGCAAACTGCTAATGTAGTTAACCCTCAAGTAATGGCGGACATGGTATCCGCAGGTTTACCAAAAGCTATTAAATTTACTTCTATCGCTAAAATCGATAACAAATTGGCAGGCGTACCTGGTAACGAAATCACTATTCCAGCATGGGGCTACATCGGTGACGCGGAAGACATCGCAGAAGGCGTAGAAGTAACTGCAACTCAAATGTCCACATCCGTCGCTAAAGCTAAAATTAAAAAAGCAATGAAACGCGTTGACATCACAGACGAAGCTAAATTGTCCGGTTATGGTGACCCAGTAGGCGAAGCTACTCATCAATTACGTTTGTCCTTGGCTTCTAAAATCGACCAAGACGTAGTAACAGCCCTCGGTGGTGCTACTCTTGCAGTAACTGATACTAAAGTTATCTCCTATGAAGGTGTCGTTAACGCAGTAGACAAATTGAACGAAGAAGACTACGTTGAAAAATATTTGTTCGTAGCACCTTCTCAAATTACTGCACTTCGTAAAGACCCTAACTTCATCGACAAAACAAAATACGGTAACGACGTTATGATGACTGGTGAAATCGGTATGATTGCCGGCTGCCGTGTTGTAACATCTCGCCGCATCAATGATACTGGCGCAACTATCGACAACTTCATCGTTGGCGTATCTGCAGAAGTGGAAGATGGTACTCCTGTATTACCTGCTGTAACAATTTACATTAAACGTGACGTTGTTGTTGAATACGATCGTGTTCCTGAAAAAGGTATCGACAAATTCGTTGCTAACGAACACTACACTGTTGCATTGACTAACCAATCCAAAGTTGTAAAAGCTACATTCAAAAAATAGTAGGTGAATAATATGACCACGAAAGAGACAGTTTTACAAATTCTTGAATCGTGGCTCGGGTATGATGCAATTTCTGATATAAATATCATTGAGTATATGGTTGATGCGGAAACACAACATATCCTCAATGATATCAATCAGAAAGAATTACCTAGCGAATTACAGCACGTTCTCGTATATCGTGTAATTGGCAGCTATATCACCACAAACAAAAATAAATTGATTGAAGCTGACGGAGAGATGGCGAGCTCCATTAAAATGGGCGATACTGAAGTTCAATTTAAGGGAACCGACAAGGCATCCCGTCTCCAAGAATTGGCCACCGCTTTGAGTGGATATGGAAGGGGTGACCTAGCATGCTTCCGACGACTAAGATGGTAGACGCTGCTAGAAAGCAGTTAGAGCGATTGTACGATTGTACGTGTTATGTTATCTCCGAAGTGGATGCAATGGACCCCGATACTGGAATTATGAGTAAAACTGCCAGTAGAGAGGGTCCTTTTGCTTGTAGAATCAGCTATAAAACTCTCTCTACAGGTCAAATCGTTGAGATTGCGAAATTTAGTACCACCACGGTACTTTTCACCGCTCCGGAGGTAATCATACCTAATGGGGCTCGAATCGAGCTTATAGGGCGAAATACGAAGCAACTTTTTCGCAGTGCTTCGATTTCTGCACGATATGACACACATCAAGAGGTGCAACTCGAAAATTTAGAGGTGCATTGACATGGGTGTTGAATTTGACATGGAAGATTTTGCTGAATTTAATCGAAGCCTGGTCAAGCTGAGTCAATCAGGTAGCCTTCAGAATTTCAACAAGCAAGTTGTGAAGGAAATGGCCAGCGTGTATGTGCGTGAAGCTAAATTGAACACACCGGTCGGAAAACGATCGGTTAAATTCATGCAAAACGGCCAAGTACAAACAAAGTACTTTGATAGCGAGCATACTCGCCAATCGTGGAGTGTTGGTAGATATCAACTGAACGAAAAAACCGGACGGGTTGAGGTGTTTAACACATCCTCTTACGCCTCGTTTCTTAATGATGGCCATCGGCAAGAAGTTGGGAGATTTCTTCCGTGGATAGGTCAATCTAAAGGCGGAGTTATGCAAGGCGGTAGACTGAAAAAGCCTTGGGTAGACGGTGCGTACATGCACGAAAAAGCTGAAAAGGCACTCAGTAAAAACGCTAAACGTATTATGGGAATTACATTAAAGAAATGGATTGAAAAGCATGGTGGATTCTGATGTATTAACAGCTGTATCTAAAGCCGTACATACGGCACTCAACGTGCCTATATACCTGGAATTCAAAGAAAACAATATGACATTCCCTTGCGCATATATCAAGGTAATTGAACCTAGCATGGGACGACATGTCGGTGATCTTTATAACACTTCTTTGGATTTAGACATCATGTATTACGCCAATAATCTTGATGTGGTTACTGATACGCGAAAACTCATTGATATTCCTAGTGTGCTGTATCTGTTACTCGAATTTGTACAAATTGGGGAACGTACAATTATGGGTACTGGTATGAAGTACAAGATTTCAGATGGCGTGCTGCACTTCTTCGTGACGTATGAAAACATACTGCGGAGAGTAGCCAAACCAGTCGAGCGGATGAAGCACATGGAATTAACAGAAAGGGTAAAAGATGGCAGATGAAAAACAAGCAGTCGAGGTAACGACTGAACAACAATTTGATGCTTACGCTATCATTGCATCTGACAAATACAGACGGTATCGTGATTTACTCACTTGCCTTCTTAACGAAGATGAAATGTATACGGAAAGCGACATTGATAGAATTTTAAATCAGGCATTAACAACGCCTGTGAAAGGTTAGTGAAATATGGCATTAGGTGGTGGCACATTCTTATTCCACAATAAAGTATTGCCAGGTACTTATATTAACTTCGTATCCAAAGACCGAGCATATGCAGAAGTATCTGACCGTGGCTTTGGTGCGATGATGCTCTCCTTTGATTGGGGCCCAAGTGGTGAAGTGTTCCGTGTAGATAACGACACATTCCAAAAGGATTGTCAAAAATACTTTGGTTATGACTACGGCCATGACAAAATGAAAGGCTTACGCGACTTGTTCCGTGGTCTTAAAACTGGTTACTTCTACCGCTTAAACTCTGATGGTGCGCAAGCTACAAGCACAATCGGCAAAGCTAAATATAAGGGTATTCGTGGTAACGATTTGGGTGTATCTGTTCAAGCTGATCCGGATAACACAGGTAAATTTATCGTAACTACTTACCTTACTACTGGCGATGTTCGTAAAATAGTAGACACCCAAAAGAACTTGAAAGATGCAACTGAATTACAAGATAACGATTACATCGTATTCACTAAAACTGGTGCATTAACTACTACTGCTTACTCTGCATTATCCGGTGGTACTAACGGTACTACAATTACTGTTAAAAACTACCAAGATGGCATTGATATGCTTGAACCTTACTACTTCAACACTTTGGGTTACGCAGGTGCGGACGACACAATTAAGGACTTGCTTATTGCATTTACTAAACGTTGCCGTGAACAAAGTGGCGCTAAATTCCAATTAGTGATTCATGGTAAGACTAAAGTCAACTATGAAGGTGTTATCTCTATCCTTAATGACGTAACCGATGAAGGCGCTGAAAAAGGCTCTTTGGTGTACTGGACATTAGGCCAAGAAGCATCTTGTAATATCAACGCTACTGTAGGCAATATGATCTACGATGGCGAATACACTGTAAACGTTAAGTACAAACAGTTTGAGCTCGAACAAGCTATCAAAGATGGTATGTTTATGTTCCACAATGTTACTGACTCCGTTGGCGGTAATATCCAAGGTGACGTTCGTGTATTGAAAGACATCAACACATTTACTGAATTCAGCAAAGCTAAAAACCGCGACTTCTCTCTTAACCAAGTCATTCGTGTATTGGATAACTGGGCTGTTGACGGTGCTAGATTGTTTAACAAAACACATCTTGATAAATCCCCTAATGACCAAGCTGGTCGTGAGTCCTTATGGGGCGACCTTGTATATCTTGCTGAGCAGTACCAAAAAGTACGTGCTATCCAAAACTTCGATGATAAGGATATCCCAGTACCTACGCAAGGTGATAACAAGGAAGATGTATTGGTTAACGTACAATTACAGCCTACTGTGGCTATGGAAAAATTGTACATGACTGTTGTAGTAGCCTAGGAGGATAACGCATGGAAAATGAAATTTTAGATGCATTGAAAACGATGGATGCAGCTGACGTTGTTTCTTCTAAATTAGCGTCTTGCTATATCGTAGAGAACGGTAACCGATACTTACTGTTTCAAGCTAAAAAACTTAGCGCAAAAATTAAAAAGAATAAAGAAAAAGTGGCTATCTTGGGCCGTATCGGTGCAGGCAATAAGTCTACCTCCGTAGAATACAGCGGTAGCTTAACCATTTACCACAACACAGCTTTATTCGATAAGATGGTTGAAAAATACTTGAAAACCGGTGTGGATACATACTTCGACATGCAAGTAGTTAACAACGATCCAACTTCTAAAGCTGGTCGCCGTTCTGTAATTCTAAAAGGTGTGAACCTTGATGAGTTAACAGCAGCTGAGTTCGACGCTGAAGGCAAATATATCGAACAAGAACACGACTTTACTTACGAAGGTGTTAAATACGTTCAACACTTTAATGAATTAGACGGGATGCAAGCCTAGTGCTTGCTCCCCTTTTTTTAGGAGGTTTTTACAATGGCTGAAAATTTAAGCGCATTCCTTAAGCAAAACGTTGATGTAGTCAATGAGACTGAATACGTTGCATCTAAACGTATCAAGGTGAATGGCGAGCCTGTAGCATGGAAGATTAAAACATTAGCTACAGACGAAACAGAAAAGATGCGTAAGAAATACACTAAACGTATTACAGACCGCATCACTCGTCAATCTGAAGAACGCTTTGATGCGACTGCATACAACGAAGATGTGCTATCTAAGGCAATCACTTATCCTAATCTTTATGATGCGGAACTTCAAGACAGCTGGGGCGTTACTGAACCGGTTGAGCTTGTAAAAGCAATGCTCACACCAGGTGAATACGCTGACCTTTTAGCGGCAGTAACTGAAGCCCAAGGCTATGATGTCGGCATGGAAGATAAGGTAAAAGAAGTAAAAAACTCCTAGAATCCAATGAAACAGAAACGATGTTCGCATATTTGGCATTTGTTAAATACCATATGCGACCTTCTGTTTTTGCGGATATGGACATGAATGAAAAGGCTGTAGTAATTGCCTTTATTCAGCAACATGCGAAAGATGAGCAAGATGAAATGAATAAGGCAAAAAGGGGGTAATGAATGGCTACACTTTCTAACTATATAAGCCTCTCTACTAATATTCCTAATGCTATGAACGCAGCCGCAAATGCAACAACTAAAGCCTATCAATCCATGAATACACTACATAATAAGATGGACGGCGTATCAAATGCTAGTGAAACACTAAAAGCTAGCATGGGCGGTATCATGAACAGCTTCGCCGGTAATCTGTTAGCTAATACAGTAATGAATGGGATTGGCGCTATAAAA